TGCACCCGACCGAGAGGGCTGCCAGCAGGCTTCTCGGCGTCGTAGAACACCTCTGTTGACCACCCTTTGAGGGCGATTACGTAGACGAGTTGCTTTGCAAGTGCGACACCTGCATCGGGTTCGATCTGGGCGGTAAGAACGTTACCGGCAGGGAATGAAGTGGGATTGTTGAGATCACTTCCGTTAATGTTCGCTTCGGCATCCATCACATACATAGTCCCATCAAGGTAGGCCCAGCCCTTAACGAACGTGGCAGGCCAATCACCGCCTGTGATTTCGGCCAACGTGGTGTTATCGTAGGTGTAGCCCTTCACCCCGTTGCCCAACACCATCCGAGGTGTACCTCCAAGAGTGGCATCAAATCGGTAGACTCCATTGGTAGCATCCACCGAGCCCAGCGAGGTACCATTCTTATACAACGTTCCGCCGGTTACGTTGTAGAGGTTACCCTGCCAGTTGAATGTTCCCTGACCATTGCCCGTTTTAGTTTGGTAGGTGCTAAGTCCGGGCCGCTTATACAACTGGTACTCACCCGCTTGTGTTTTCTCGATATAGCCATTGACAAGCTTGGCGTCTTTCGCTGTGCTATCATCCCGGTTCTCAGCCGTGACGACAAGCGGCAAGCGCTTTGGAACAGCGACCGTCTGTGCCTGAGGAATGGGCTGAGCAAGGGCCATTAGCGGAAGCGACTCGCGTGTTGGGAAGTGTACTGCGGGTCCGGGGTGAAGCGTGTAGGTGCATCCTCAACGTCCCAGTTGTCCATGATATCCCGGTAGAATTGGGCCTTCCCCTCGCAGCGATCCATGATAGCTTGTGGCTGCCCCGTGCAGATGTCAGCTGCCAGATTCCAGCGCAAGGTAAGCATCCACTCCATTGGGAAGTCGATCGTGTCGTAGAGGCCTGTGAAGTTTGTAATTTGCTGTTGGATCAGCAAGTGTGCTGTGCCCGTGGCAGCAGTAGTATCGGGCGTGAGCCAGAAACTTACTGTCAGCTGTGCAACTTGCTTCTGGACAAAGTACTGGGAAATTGCACCCCGTTGGGTAGTGGTTGAAAGGCGTAGCCACTCCTCCCATGCGAGCGGATATATTGGACGCCGGTTGTTACTGCTGTCCAGGTAGTACCCCTGGAGAACCCTCATAGGCTTGGTAATGTTTACACTCCCACCCAACTTCATCGTGTAGTCTCGAGTCCCTGCGACCAGTGTAACAGACTGATCGGTTTGTGTCCAGAGCTTCAAACCTTGTGCTTGTAAGGTATTGATCACATCGTTGAGGCGCATTGAGTACTCGGCAAATTGCTCGCTGTTGGGTGTGTCGCCCTCTTGTAGGTATCCAGCATCACGCATAGCAGCGGTGATAATTCGCTGAGGACTAGTAAGCGTCGGTGCGGTCATGGAAGGATTCCGTCAATGAGATAGGTTTCACGACTCAGAGAGTCAGGATTGAGTTCGCCTGAGAGCTCATGAGTTTTGGTGACAGTGTAAGTGCCCCCGCCAGCATCTTCGAGCTGAATGGTCGGGCGGGAGATGCCTTGGAAGTGAGTGACGCCAGCGGCAGTGCTGACACCAGTGAAGAACACTACAGTAGAGCCTACGCCACTCGCAGTGAGAGTACCCGTGAGGGTAAAGGTTAGAATGCTTGTCCCGGCAAGCGCATCTGGAGCTGAGCCTGTGAGTGTACCTGTGGGAGTGAAAGCAACACTGATTGTGCCAGCCAGTGCACCATCACCTACAGTAGTGCCTGTATCAGTAAATGCTATTGTGACTGTTCCCGACAGAGCTCCAGCACCCAAGAGCGTTCCTGCAGAAGTGAAAGTAGTTGTGGAGGTGCCTGCCAAAGCACCTTCCCCAAGCATTGTGCCCGTTGGAGTAAAGGTGGCTGTTGAGGTTCCGGCAAGGGCCCCATCACCTACCATAGTGCCTGCAGGCGTGAAGGTCAAAGTAGATGAGCCTGTAATCTGCCCAAGTAATTGCCCTGTGGCTGTGAGGGTAAAGGTAAGAGTGGACGTGCCGGCAAGAGCTCCCGCCCCTGTCATGGTGCCGGTGGGAGTGAGAGTGAGGGTACTAGTGCCTGCCAACGCCCCTGTACCAGCCATTGTGCCGGTTGGCGTGAAGGTGACTGTTGCAGTACCAGCTATTGGACTGTCTTCGGCCTTGAAGGCTACTGTTTCCGCAATGTTGAAGAATGAGTCGCCTGTTGCTGCATTTGCAGCGTTATAGGTAAGAGTAACAGTGCCATTGCCCATCACTCCCACGTTGACCGCTTTGATCTTCAGAAGAATGCGGTCGTTTTCAGCAAAGGCTGTGTCGGTTGGATTACCAGTCCAAGTCATTTCGGTAGGCGTGGACTTTGTGAATTCTACACCATCCGAGTAAAGACCGCCGCCAAGCTCAGTCTCTACACCAGCTCCAGTACGCTTAAAGATTCGATATGCCCCACCCGTGTTGACGGCCGTGCCTGACTCATGGCACCACAGCGATATATCTGTCGTGGTGAGTGTGAACCCACCTGCAGGCACACGACCGGAAACAAACAGTAATTCAGCTCCACCCGCACTTTGCGTCCACTGAATTTCCGTGCCGCTCGCCGTTGTAGTGGTGGCCGCTGTGGTCGAGCCAGCCCCAGCAGTCGTTACCATGTCGAAATAAGTGGCACCGATGCCGTTGGCCTGCGTGGATCGAAGAAAGAGTTTAGTTGCCATTTACTTTGGCCACTTTGGCTGATATGTTGGCGATCCGTACCAACGTCCAACCTTGCGGAAGTAGAAGCCCTGGAACCACCAGATCATACGTTTCCATAGAGCAGAGGATAGAACATCCTTAAACTCTACACAGTCCTTCATATCTCGGCGCAATGCTCGCACCTGGCGTTTTAGAACTTCAACGTCTTGTTCGAGGCTCACACTAACCCCTTGTGTGGTCTGGACCGTAGTTAGCATCATGCAGCGTACCAATTACGCTCCAATGCCGAGACATATCTCCCGCGCGACGTTTAGCTTCTTTGGCTCGAATGCGAAGCCATTGGGAAAGTAACAGCGCGGTTTCGTAAGACAATTTCAGCTCGACATTACCTAAGGTGAGCTTAACCAAGTCACCCTCGCTAGTGACTGCGATCCGACCTCTTCGCAACAGCCCACGTCGATTAGACAGGAGCATGACTAGGCCAATACTACATCAAGTGCACCTGCAGCGAAACTTGGCGTAATGCCTGAGGAGACTGCGAGCGTAGCAGTTAGGTCACCGATCAGGAATAAGTTACCCGCGCCCGAAGTAGCTGAGCCTAAACCAAATCCGAAGAGCGTTGCCCCCGTCACGCCGCAAGTTGGAAAGCCAATCGCGTTGTCGTTGTCGGCAGTGTCATTAGTGACGGTCCACTGAGTGGTGTTCCGCGCCTCGTCCTGACGAGCATAGTTGGTATAGGCAGTCTCGTTCGTAGTCTGATCCCCGGCTTCGGTGTGACCTGGCGAGACTGTGAGCGAAATCCAGAACACACCCGCCGTGGTTGACCCTCGTAAGCCTGTTGCATCACCAACGTTGGCAGCATCCACATTAGTAATGATTAGGCCCAGAAGAGAGGTCTCAAAAGCGTTTGTTGCGCTCATAAGGGCTCCTTAGCTCACCTGTGCAAGTTTGGCAATTTGCCCTGCGCGCTCACGCACAGCCATTTCCGAGGCAGCCACCTTCTGCTCGCGTGTGGCAACAGCACCTTCGCGGGCAGCCATCGCTGACTCGGCCACGGCGCGAGTGGACTGGAACTCCGCAGATTGCTTTGCAAGTCCATCGAGGCCAACTTTCACGTTACGCTCTTGCATCAGCACTCGAGCTTCGCGCTCTTCGAGCTCCTTTACGCGCGCTGCACAGTCAGATTCGAAATTGGCCTTGGCTGTAGCAAGGTTGGCTCGGATTTGCTTATCCTCGAGTTTTGCGTTTTCCAGGAGTGTGCGTGACTCCTGAAGGAATCGCTCTGCCGCATCAACAGATGCATAGCGCTTGGCTACTTCCTCTTGTTGTTTGATAGTGGCTTTCACATCCGCCAGCAGGCGCGTGTAACTCTCTGGATTCTGCAACAGTCCGAGGACTTGCTCCAAGTGTTGCAACCGTTCAAGCTGACGAGGATCAGTTGAGATTCCCATGTTATGTTCCTTGCAGGATTTGGAAGTTGATGGTTGCGCCACTCGTGGAAGAGTTGATCAACAGGCGTGTTGCAGATACGGGGGAGGCATAGTTACCATCGGTGTCAGCTGTCTTGCTCACCAACGTTGCGTGCGGCCACCAGGTTAGAGTGGATGGATTTGCGGCTCTGATGTCACGCAAGCAGTGTTGGACCGTAAAGTTGATGGTTCCCGAGATGTCCACTCCAAGGCTGACTTGGAAGTCAGTCTCCATGCGGTTGAGTGGGACAGTGGGGCCTATGCAAACATCTGTCCAACCAATATCGAAAGTGTCAGCGCCCGTTGTAGCCGAGACCGTTACCGAGGTTACGGTTAGAAAGTACTTGGTCGTGCTAACCGTAGCAACTCCGTTGGGACCAGCGATACCCTCGGTTTGAGAGAATCCATCGGAGTCAGTGCCTGTAACGGTGAACGTTTTGGCGCTGTGGTTGGTAGCTGCATTGCCAAGGATAGTGACGATGTGAGCGAGGTTATCTCCCGCGGAGGTGGCAGTCAGCGCATACCCACCACCGGAGTAGGCTACATCGTCGGCAAAACCGTTAGCATCATCGTCAGCTGGCGTGTAACTGTAGAACATGGGACGAGGCATAGAGTTCTCCTATTAGGTAGGGGCCCGAAGGCCCCATCCCTATATTATGACGGAGCCAGCATCAGACCATCGGTAGCTGCACCGCCCACGTTGGACACATAGGATTGTGCCAGCGCGTTGGTGTCGCCCCACTTGGTCATGCCAATCGAGTTGCAGTTAGCAAACACCAACATCCCGCCAGAGCTGGCAGAGGTAAGTGAGGCTGCAACAGTCATAGTGGTAGAAGTACTCTCAATCGCATTGATGAACCAGCAATTGGTAAACAACTGATAGCGATCCATGCAAGCTGCGCCAGTACCAAGAATGCACAGGGCGGCTGCATCGTCTGTCATAACCGGGAGAAGACAGTTCAGAAAGCGATTGCGTGCAGTACCACTGGCAAACTCAATGCTTGCATTAGCGGCAGAACGTGTTACCGTGTCGATTCCGATCTGACAGTTCATGAAGGTATTCTCGCCGCCCGTAGCGATCTTCAACACACGACTAGCAGCACCCTGAGCGGCAACTGTACTAGCCATCCCGCCCATGAAGACGTTATCGAAGAGGTTATAGCTACCGGTAATGTTGAAGTTGATTTCTCCATCGGCGCCCGTAGAGAATTGCTGGAACGTGGCGAGGTTCCGGAAATAGCAGCCACTCCCGCTCACGGTAATGAAGGGTAGAGCGTTGAATGTGGCCTGAGTGTAGGTACCTGTGGGAGTTGCAATTCGAGCCCGGGCATTTGAGCCTGGCGCGGCAATCCCAATCAAGTGGCAGGCATTCTTGCTCCAGGTCAGTGTGCCTGTGGTAGCAGTACTGTCATAAGCAGCTGCATTGGCGGTGCTGAGTCGCACAGAGCCTGCTGCAGCACCAGTGCCGATCAGGTAGCACACATCGTTCTGCCCCGCAGTCATATGACCGTGGGCAGCATACAGGGAAGCAAAAGCGTTCTGAGCACTCTTGCCACTATTTCCGTCACTCCCGTTTACGGGATCAACAAAGAACGTTTTGCTTGAGCGGCTAACGAAAGGAGGAACTCCACCAGTAACGGGCATACCACCGTACTGGAAGAGGCCATCTGCTACTGTAGTCATTTGCAATCTCCGTGCCTCGGTCTAGGCGGAGCGCCAACACCACTGGCCAGTGGCATGACCGGGCGGTCACCTTGCGGTGGGCCGTTAAGTTAACCCCAATCCCCTAATGTACCAAATTGGTACATCAGGGAATCAGGACCGAACCACTGTCTGGGAGACTACTAGTTAGGGCGCGTTGCTACCAAACCAACCGCGGGGGTCAGTACCACCTACAGAGAAGTACATGTAAGTGGCTGCCTTCGCGTTCTTGGTGTCAAAGTCGTTGTCTTGGTCGAACTGTGGCCTAACACGCCAGAAGAACCTCATTCCATTCGGGCAGTTAGTCCTGATGAACCACGGGCCAGCGTTGGTGAAGTAGTGGTTCAACTTAATGCCACCGGGGAATGCATTGGTGGCTTTCAACACGTTGATGTTGTTGTTAGCTGTGTCAGGCTGCAGTACGGATTTGAGGATGCGATTCGCGTTGAACCACTCTTGCCGCGCAACGTGCAAGGTTTGCGGCATGATGTTGATGTAGTTCCCGCGATCATTCTGCGTGCCCATGATCTGAATGCACGCATCTTCCAACGCCGCCTCGGACAAGTCCGCCGCCGGGTTGAGGACGTTGCTATAGGTCCCACCGCTCGCATTGACGTGAGCAGTGCTTCCCAAGGCAACACCGTCGCCGGTGGTGAAGTAGGTCGTGACAAAGGCATTGT